ATTTTTCATTAGGAATTATTTTCATTTTTTATTTTCTCATGATATATATCAAAGTAAGGCATAACATCATATCAATATATATGATGTTTAAATAACATTGGGAGACTACATTGGCAAACGCACCTAATACAGGTTCTACTTTATACGGCACAGCAGCTGGCGCTCAAATCAATAAGACTAGTACTGCGATATCTACGAATATTATTATTATGGTTAATGATAGGGCGGTTGGAGCTATTCAATCAATGGCAATTACAGAAGCCCGCCCCGTTGTAATGGTAGATGAGGTAGGTACAGATGGTCACATAGACTCTGTACCTAATAAATCCACAGACATCTCTGGAACTGCTACAAGAATTAGATTTGATAGATTAAGAGTAGCAGAAGCCTTCTCAAGAGGCTTCGTTCATGCAGCCTCACAGGTATATCCTTTTGATATTGTTATTATGGATAAGCAAAAGCGAAATCAAGGAAGTCAAATATCTACAGTTATTAAGAATGTATGGATCAGCAATATTCAGTATACTTATGAAGTGAGTAACTGGGTTATTACTGATACTATGCAGTGGATGGCAGAAACAATATATAGCTTCTTGAATAATGGAAGTACAGCAACTGGAACTCCATCACCAGTTTCGGTAGGTGGCGAAATTGGTGTTGTACATATGGGTGCTGGACAATATGGTGGAGTTAATATTATCAGTGGAGATGGGATTATTAACGTTGAACAGATTACTGATACTGGTGGAAGAAGAGGATCACTAGACGCGAGCGGCTTAATTGATATAGGTCAAGATTCCAGTCTTTTCTAAAATACTATAATAGTGTTTTACATTTTATCTTTACTATCTTTTTCTAAAAGACCAGTATAGTCTTCTATAATATTCCAACTCTTACCCTTCTTTTTATGCTGGTTTTCGCTTTTGTTTATCTCAGATAAAAATTTGCGAACTTCAGGCGTATGCGTCTTTCCATACATTGGATTTTTCTCACCGACATACAATCCAGTATTATTTTCTGACATCAACTTTCTAGTTTCTTCTGTATGTGTCTTCCCATAAAAAGGATTATTTTCTCCATCATATTTTCCAACCTTAAGTTCTGACATAAATTGTTTAGATTCATCAGTATGTTTTCTTCCAAACATTGAATTATTTTCCCCACTATGAGCGTCTGACATCTTTTTTCTGGTTTCTGCTGATGCCTTTTTCCCCATATGAGCGGCAGATATCTTATCCCTTATCTCTTGAGAAAGTTCATGATTATTACCTCCTTTTCTCATATTATATCCTATCTTTCTATCACAAGAATGAAGAAACTCGATCCAGAATTCTTCTGCATAATTACAGTCATCTAAATTACCAAAGTTTTCTACCTCATTATATGTGAAGTTTTCTATCCCATGTTTTCTCATACTATTATATAAATAATAAGACTCATCACCAGCAGCCCCTCTTTTGTGCCGTCTCCATCTATCTTCAAAATCCTTAGTTTGCCCAACATATATTTTATTATTTATTAAATTATGAATAATATAAATATAATATCTGATAATACAAATTATCTCGTCGCCAGAGTTAAGATTATTCGGTATGTCCCACTCTAAAAAAGCAGTATTTATTACTGCTTTTCCATAATTCATATCTCTGGCTATTTTCAATTTACTTGTGCCTGCTAAAAATAACTTTCTAATTAATTGTAATTCTTCTTTTGATAATATGATTTTCTTACTCATCGTTGCTCTCCTTGTGTCTTACTCTAGTGGAACCATCAATAATATTCCGTTTGGCGGAATAAGGTCGCAAATTGGATAATGACCAACAATCTCTAAATGACTGATCCTCCATTGATGAATATTCAAATAGAGAATGTGGCTTTATATGATCAAGTTGCCATATCCAAGTTGTGGTATCATTATCATCCCACTTATTAGGAATATATTGTCCATAATTATCCCAATTCATCCAAGGCTCAAACAAACTTTCCATATGCGCTTTTAATTCATTCATTGTAAATGGAAAAAAGTCTAAACAAGATTCCCCGCTCTTGCTACTATTCATATTTTTAAGCGCACGTAATACAGAGCCAGATATAGAACGCCTTAATTTATTATTAAGTCTATATTGACGCCTATTTTCTTTCCCCTTATCTGTACTATAATATTTTTGATTATATTCTTGTCGAGTTTTCCTATTTTTTGGTTTGTCATCCCATATTTTTTCTATACATTTAATACAAGTAAAAGCAAATTCAATTCTACCACTATGAAGTATTCTTTTTGTAAAGTTTGCTATTGGAAAAGTAATCAAACATTTTTCGCATTCTCTTTGTGTAGGTAATACAGTTTGAACATTATATACAATATTTAACTGATCCATACCTTTATATAACATATGAATACCAATATCCATTTTATCGCAAATTCTCCACCTACCCCAACATTCATTAAAATAATATTGTATCTGTTTAAGTTGGTCTTCTGAAAGCTCTTTTCCTACACCTAACAATGTTTTGTTCCTTGGGAACAAACGATTATTGCCAACTGGCAAATTTAATTCTTCTAAAATTCGACCTATCACAGGCGTGCTTAAATTTATTTTCTTAGCGATAGTTTTACATCCGTCACCCAAATCATATAATTCTTTAATTTCTTTCAATTGTTCTTCTGATAATATAGTTTTGTTTTTTGGATATTCGCGCTTATCTATTGTCAAATTTAATTCTTCTAAAATTCTTTTTATCACAGTTGTACTTAAATTTAATTTTTTTGATATTTGAAAATATCCGTTTTCAGCATAATACAACTCTTTAATGTGCCGTATTTGCTCATCTGACAATATAGTTTTGTTTCTTGGACCAATATAATCTTTCCATATATTTAATTCTTTCAAAGTTCTTTTAACTAGTGAAGACCCTATATTTAATTGTGTTGAGATAGTTTCATATACAATTCCGTTATTAAATAATTCTGTAATGTCCTGTATTTGCTTTTCTGACAATTTAGTTTTACCCTTTTTCTTTCTTTTCTTCATATCATATATACGATTTTCCATTGGCAAATTTAATTCTTTTAAAACTCTACTGATAATATCATGACTTAAATTTAATTTATTAGAGATGTCTGTAATGCCGTTTCCAATATCATATAATTTTCTAATCTCTTGCATTTGTTCTTCTGATAATTTAAGTTTATTCCTCGGATATACACTATTGTCCCATAGCAAATTTAATTCTTTTAAAACATTTCTTATTATATTTTTATTCCCTAAATTTAGTTTTTCAGATATAGTCGCCAGTCCCAGACCATCTTTATATAATTCTTTTATTTGCTGTATTTGTTCTTCTGATACAATAATTTTCTTCATCTTACTTCTCCTTGAAAATACGGGCGATACCGCCCTAACAAAGTATAACCACGCCTTGGCAAATGTCAATTAAAAAAGATTGCCGTAATTATTATTAATTCGCCTTGCAGTTGATATATATCTTGCGTATGCACTTTTCACTTTTTTAAGGAGACATCAATGCCAAGCTTCGAAAGCCCCGTCACCAACCGAAAATTTTCAGGACAACCCATGAAAAATATAGAAATTCCCGATGAAACTCAACTGCCAAACCAACCAAGCAATCAACCACCTTTGCATCGCAGATATGCCAATCCCGAAGTTGCTCAAGAACTATCTAACTTTCAAAAATTGGATGAACAAACCGACGAAGATAATGTTTCCAAAGTAGAAAGAGAGATCAAACAAGCCAGAGAAGATAAAGCAAAAGGTAGCTCTCGTCTTAGCGATGGGGCTAAGAAAAGACTCGACATTTTAATTGGCATTACAAGAGGCACACGTACAGTTGACATAGAAGGCAATGTATTTTCCTTTAAAACTTTAAAGGGACGAGAAATGCAGGCTGTTATGTCAGAGGTATCGGTCCATGATGGCACGATCAACTTCCCATTCGAAATGCGAAGACAATTACTTGCCAGAACTCTCACACAAATCGCTGGAGTTGACGCTGACCAATTTGTTGGCTCAAACTCCTTGGAAGATCGCCTAACATTCATTGATAATGCCGATGATATCTTGCTCAACAGGTTATATGATGAATACCTCCTAATGGTCAAAGAAACCAGAGAACGCTATTCCATCAAAACCCAGCCAGAAGCCCAACAGGTGGTTGAAGACCTAAAAAAATAATTCGTGAACCGGAACATCGCTTCATTTGGGGACTGTGCAAAATCTTCCAAAAGACTCCCGATGATCCATTCTTCGAAGACATGGACCCGGTTCAAAAAATGTGGATGTTTGAAAATTGGTTGGGAGATCAATTGGATAAATCCGAACTTGCCAAAAATCACGCATATCTATTGGCATCATTTGATCATCCCGATGCAGTCAAACAAATTATGGGCGAAGGGAATGTTCATATGTCCAGCGATGAAGAATTTGAGGAGTCAAGTCGCATGGTTCAGGAGATAAATGAAAAGTCAGAAAAAATGAAAGAGAAACCAATAAAGAGAAAACGCAGACGAATCAAGGAAACTAACTAAAATAAGGAACGGAATTGTCGAATACTACCACAACTACGACCACCACAGATGCGACTGGAGACGTCACATCTACCACGGCATCTACACTTGCCAGTCAAGATGACGCCACTAATATAGACGCAGTCACTTATTCTATGACCAACTTCCAAACCGTTTTTACGGCAATTGGAACCGTTGGGACGGTTACCTCAAATATTATGACTGGGTTTTATAATCAAATGACTCAATTATGGACGGGCCTTCAAGCTGGTGTACCATTAACAGATAATCAAAGTACTGCTTTTGGTGTTCTTGCAACATCTGCTTTGGGGGCAAAAAAGGCATTTGAACAATTAGCTGGTGTGGACATGACCAGTCTAAATACCTTTAGCAAACAATGGGCAGAATTATCGGATACAATTGCAAACTCACCATTTGCAAAAACAGCTGGGGCTGGTATAGCGCTTCTCAAAGATTCTTTAATAAAAATGGGTGCCCCAATAGCAAGCGTTGAACAAGCCGTTGCTGGTGGAGTAAAGTCTTTAGTTAGTTATGGCAATGCCTTCGTTGATAGTGCCGATAATGCCTTAAAATTGCAAAATTCTATGATTCAATATGCCGCCCAAACTGGCACTCTAAATAATCTTTATTCCGCAGCAGGGGCAGGGTTAAAAGATCTTAATGAATTGACTGTCAATTATTCTAATGCCATCAGCGATGCAACAATGGCGACTGGGGTAAGCACCGAAGTCATGCAAGGATATTATGGATTGATATCCCAAATACCTGGAGCTTTGGCATCTACTGTTCAGAGTGCAGATAAAACTGCAAAAAGCGTAAGCATGTTAACTGCCGCTACACAATTTGCCATTGGCAGTGGTAGGTCCGAAGTTGATGTAGCCAAAGATTTGGGATTGGCATTTAAAGACTATGGAATATCTGGCGAGGCTGCTTTGAAATTCACGGCTCAAATGACCGAGATATCCAATAAGTTTCATGTTGAACTTTCTGATGTTAGGAGCGCTTTGTCAAATACCGCTGATTCATTCAAGATGTTTGGCAATGAAGCAGAAGGTGCCGCAAATATGATGAATCAATATCTAGGGGCCTTACAGTCTACTGGTCTTGGTGAAGCCGCATCCTTGTCTGTTATACAAAAAATGACTGATGGAATCAAAGGCTTGAACATAGCTCAAAAATCTTTCTTATCAGCACAATCTGGTGGGCCCGGCGGTTTAATGGGGGGATATAAAATTGAACAGTTGTTACAGTCAGGACAAATGGATAAGGTCATGGCAATGGTAAGAACAACCTTGACCAAACAAATGGGACCATTGGTGAGTCTGGATCAAGCAAGCCAAAGCCCACAAGCAGCTGCTCAAATGACAAAGCAAATTGCTATGCTTCGACAAGGACCATTAGGCTCTTTTGCAGCAGATGATCAGTCAGCAATTAAGCTAATAGAGGCTATGAGGAATCAGCAACTTGGAATAAAAGGTGCCGCTGCAAGTGCTTTGTCAGCAACGCCAGCGCAAGACTTAATGTCAAAAGGAATTGATTGGCAAGCCAAAACTCATACAGTTGTAGTAGACATCCTTAGTGAGATAAAGAGAATACAAGGTTTAGCCGCTATCTCTAATTTAACGACTGTTCAAAAATCAGCCACAGCGGGAGTAGGCGCTCAATTTGGAGCAACTGGCGATTATTCTGGCCAACTAAGACTTGATTTAGGAAACCGTCAAAAGAAAGCTGGGACTACAAGTGGGCAAACCGCAGCAGCAATGGCAGATGCATTAAAAACTGGAATGCTGTCTCATGAACAAACGATTGGCAAATCAGCGTCCATGTCACTAACAGATTCTGTTGAGATAGCAAAGATGATTCCTGAAGCTATAAAAGCTCCAATGGATAATATAAAATCTATGATAGCAGATAAAAATCAAAAAAGAGAGGCGATGGTAGCCGCTAGTATAGAAGATCAAAAAGATGCATTAAATAAAAACGTGCAAAATACAATAAATGCTCCTACGCCCGCCCATGTTACCCCTACTATAGAGCCAATAAATACTGGCGATTTTGCTTTAGACAAAATTGCTAATATGAGAGATTTGCCAGCCTTTGCCACTCCAGGAGCAGACATTGGAATGACCGCAACAGCAATAGCAAATAAGAAAGCCAATGCTCCTACTGCCGGTTCATTACGCGGAATGCCAACTCCCGATACAACGACAGATGGGAAAAATTTAGGACAAATCACAGTTCATATAGAAGGATTTTGCTTGGACTGTGGCGAAAAAATTAAAGGTCATAGTCAATCACATGCTGTGGCTCCACAAACTAAATAAGAGACTAAAATGGTAAATGCACTCAATGGAATAACGGGAATAATAAACGCTGCGAACCAAGGCACAATTGCTCAAAACAATCAAGTACCCTTAACTCAGAGTCAAGCCGCCCAATTTCAAATTAATGGACTGCCACCTGGTTTTCAAGCAGATAATAATGGGCTTCCTTATACCAGAGTTGCGAACTACAAGCAAGGCGTTTTTCGTAGGAATATTATAACCTGGTATGTGCCCCAGTTTGGCACAGTGAGGATGTATGTGAATCCTACCAACATTACTTATGCTCATAAAAAACTAATTACTCCAGATAGAACAAAGGGCGGATATACCTTGCAATATTGGGGAGAAGAATTAACTACAATTAATATAACAGGAACAACTGGTAGTTCTGGCATAGAAGGAATTAATGCTTTGTATGAGGTATATAGAGCAGAGCAGTACGCATTTGATCCAGTAGCTTTAACTTTGGCTCAAAACAATGCCTCGAACAACGTAACCAATAACATCATTGCCGGGGCAGGAGCAGCCATAGGTAACCAGATTAGTCAGTTATTCGGTGGTAGTCCCAACTCACCATCAGCGAGTGCTGGAGCCGGTATAATTGGAGGCATACTAGGATTGGCAAGTCCAAACAATAATTTATCAGTTCAAAATTTGCCTTCGTTGGCTCAATTAGCGTTTACACTTGAGATGTATTATGCAGGCTGGGTTTTTAGGGGTTATATGTCGAGTATGACAATCAATGAACATGAGACGCATTTAATTGATTATGTAATAGTGTTTATGGTTACTCAAAAGCGTGGCCAAAGAGTCAATATGTTTCCATGGGAAAGATCAGCGAAAGATGGTCCTTCAAGACAGGACACTCCTTATTCATATTCAGGTAACGTCCAACCTGACCAATAATTCTAGGCGTTGATATAATATAAGACATGGCCTTTCTAGCGAACTTGGGCAACCAACTAAATAATCAATTTTCTGCTGGCGAAACTATAAGCGCCAGTCTGGATGCAGTTGTGTCAGGACAAAACTTGCAGGATAGTTCATTGGGCGATTTGTCTCAAAAATTTGACCGTTCAGCAGAACGCAAATATTTAGAAGAAGGATATCTACGAACAGATCCATATAACGC